GAAACGCGCAGCGGAAAGCAGTATCGGCACGAAATGACAGACGCAGACCACGAGGCATTGCTGGCAGCGCTGAAAGCGCACCCGGGGCCGGTCATCCTATCCGGGTATCATTCGCCTATGTATGACAGTGAACTGCACGGCTGGAACATCATCGAGCGGAAGGCCTATAACCAGAATGGAAATAGGCGCACGGAAGTGCTCTGGTGCAATTACGAAATACCGACATTGATCTGATAAGGAGGACAACATTGAAATGAACAGGCTTACGTTTGACGGCAATTTCTGCGAAATTGCTCAGTGCCGGGAGCTGCCGTGCACGCACGGTGGTAGCTGCACACAGCGAAAGGTGTGGGAAAAGCTCAAAGCCTACGAGGATCTCGGCTTAGAGCCGGAGGACTACAAGTGCACCTTAAATATAGACATTATTGTCCGCGCGGCGGCTATTGCGCTTGGCGTGCCGGTCGAACAACTATGCAATATAGTGAAGCTTGGGAAGGCCGGGCGCTTGATGGTACTGCCGGAAAAAGGAGAAAGCGATGGCTGAATACGCGAAAATCGAAACAGCGATGGTAATCATATGCGATCTGTGCGGAAGTTTATATCCGGACGGATATTCCCAGGAAAAATGTGGTTTGGGGAAATGCGATTGGATGGAGTATCTCAAAGAGACCGCCGCCGACGTTGCGCCGGTGGTGCATGGGCGGTGGGCGCAAGATCGGCGGAGACGAGTGGTGCTGCTCTGCGTGTGGATTTGTTATCACCACTGAGGGCAGTTGGGATAAGCCAACTAAAAAATATTGTGAGGATTGCGGCGCGAGAATGGACGGTGACGACGATGCCAAAGCGGATTAACCCGCGCCGGAGACCGGCGACGATGGCAGACGTGCAGCGCGCAAAGGATACGGCGACGGCGGATGCCTGCCGGGTGACGCTGGCGATCTTTTTCACGGCGCTGCTAGACAAAGAAGGCATGGAAGCCGAGCAGCTGCAGCGCATCTGGCGCGAAGTAGAGGCGCTGAGCGAGAGCGTGCGCGATGGCTATGTATCAGCGCCCGACCTGATCCGCGTTCTGCGGGAAGAGTACGAGATCGACATTGTAGGAGGGTGAAGCCATGCGCAGAAAACCGCTCGCGCCGCTTACGCCGGAACAGCAGCAGCTCGCGGCTGACAACGAGCGTCTGATCTATCTTGCGATCCACCGCTACGCGCCGGACGAGGACGCCGATGAGCTGTATGGGCACGCTGCCGAGGGCTTGCTCCGAGCCGCAAGTACATACGATCCAACGCGCGGAAAGTTTTCCACACACGCTATGTGGTGCATTCGCAGCGAGATCGCGCACCGCAAGAAGTACGCGCAGCAGCGCAAGCGGTCCGGTATGCTTATTTTGTACACGGACGATAATGACACAGCGTTTGACAGCGCCGGTAAGTACGATCACACGCAGCGCGGTGCAGTCAAGCCAAAGGATCGACCGCACAAAGATTTCGACGATTCCGCGGCGGATATCAGCTGTTTTCTGGACTGTCTCACGCCGGTGCAGCGTCAGACCGTGTGCCTGCGCATGGCAGGGTATACCTACGCAGACATTGCCGACATCCGCGGCGTAAAACCGCAGGCGGCTTATCAGGCTGCGCAGTTTGCCGCAAATCGATGGCTGGAATATAACGACACCGGCGATGCCGGAACATCTGAAAACAGGAGGAAATAACAATGGAAGCAAACGCAATGTGGGAAGGCGTGCGCAACGACGCGCGCAACGAGCTCCGCCTCAGCATCCTGACGGATGCGATCTTCAACGCCGCCCGGCTGAACTACAGTGGCGAAAAGCTCGCCTTTGACGATGACGAGCTTTGTACCGTGCTTCGGGCAATGTACCCGGATGACTACGACGGCGTGCTTGGAAATCTGCAAGCGCTCAAAGCGGAAGAGGAGGCAAAGGACGGTGACGCATTTTGACCCGTGCCGAAATTCTGAAGGCCGCAGAGCGCTGCGTCTGTACCGACCGAAATCAGCAGTACGGTGAGCCGGAGGACAATTTCCGCACAATCTCCATGCTTTGGAGCGTTTACCTCTGTGCGCGCGGCATGGATCAGCCGCTCGGTGCAGCCGATGTCGGCGCAATGATGGCGCTGTTCAAGCTCGGCCGCATCGCAACCGGAGGCGATAAAGCGGATAACTTCATCGACCTCGCCGGATATGCCGCCTGTGCCGGGGAAATTTCAACGGAGAGCGGGCGCGACCGCAAAGACGTGAAATGTAGCGCGGAGAATAAAAGCCGCGCAGAGACGCAAAAAACAGTCTCAGCAGAAAAAGCACCGCACAAGACCACGTTCGCAGAGAACAAAAATGTTCGCATGGCGCGCGGCCTCGACGGGCGGTATATCGTCACGACCGGCTGCACGGTGATGGAAGCTCCGAGCCTCGCGGAAGCGATGCGCATCATCGCGGAGTATGAGCATACCGGATCGTAAACGAAAGCACATAAAGCAAAGCAGCACGCAGGATATGCGTGCTGCTTTCTTGTTGTGTGTTTGTCACGAGAAGAGCTTCCAGAGCTGGTTGAACTGCTTCGCGGTATAGCCGTTTTGCATCGCCCACGCATACAAATCTGCTTTCTTGTACTTCCGCTGGCTGGTTCCCGGCTTCGTCGCGTACTTTGCCTGATAAAAGTTCACGATCTGCTTCAGCTCGTACCCGCCGTTGTATGCGGTCTCGAACTTATCCTGTGTGCCCTCGCTGAGCTGCTGCGCCATGATGTTGAGCATGAGATTGTCGCCGCCGCGCTTGTTCCCGGCGGTTTTCAGGACAGACTGCAGCACATTGCCGGTTTTCGTGCGCTTGTCCTCCGGCAGCGCGTCCTTTGCCGTGCCGAGCATCGCCTTGTATACGGCGTTCTCGCCGATCGTGCCCGTGCTTTTCGTCGTCCAAGCCGGAGTGTCGCCGCCGTCGAGCTTCGCCTTCTTCTTGCCGGCCGATGTTGCGACTTCCAACAGGTTTTGAATCGCGGCCGCTTTCTCCGCGTCGCTCGACTGCTTGTATACCGAACTCCGAATGACTTTCTGAATGTTGTCATAGGCCGTCTGGCCATATGCCATCTGGTACTGCCGCCTCTCGTCCTGATCCAGCGACACTTTTTCGCCGTCTCTGTTTCCACTGTTTGGCGCTTTCTTCTCCGGATATTTTATGTCGATGTTCTCGCCAAGCCGGTACAGCTCTTGGTTCACGGCGCTCGTCCGGTACTTCGTCACGCTGCCGGGATTCAGTGTCGCGTTCAGGAAGTTTTCTGCTGCCGTGCCGGTGTATTTCTTCTCCTGCCCCCAGTTGTCCAGCGCAGCCGGAAGCGTTTCCCGAAGCCCCGGGATCTTGCTCTTCATCGCGCTCAGACTGTTTTCCCACACGGTGTCGCCGTTGTAGGTGTCGCGCACCGTCCCGTCAACCCCCTGCGCCACGCCGGACACGACGTTTGGCACAAAGCTGGTTGCCTGAGACGCGCCATAGCGGAACGTCGCGTCCGCAAGCTTGCCGCCCGTGGTGTCCGCTTTGGAGTACTTGAGGCTGTTCTCAATCTCCTGAAACTGCGACATAGCGGGCAGATCCATCACGCTCTGAAAAGCAGATTCCAGATTGCCGCCCGCAACGTTTGCAAACGTCAGGCCCTCGTCCTTGTAGCAGTCTGCCAGCAGTGCGCCATAGGTCATCTGCGCGTTGATCGGGTCGAGGAAGCCGATAGATACCAGGTCGTCCCCGTCGCGCCACTCCGTGCTTTCTCCGGCAATCCACCGGTTGAGTGCACTAAGGTTAAGCTGCGTGCCGCTCACGCCCTCGGACTTTTCGAGCGCTTCCTTGTCCTTGTCGTCGTCTCCGGCGACGTTCATGATACCGGCCCCGGCAAGCACGGCAAAAAATGCGATGCCCATCGTGCCGTTGAACGCGCGGCCGAAATCCGTCACAGCCTTCGCCTGTTCGGATGCGGTCAGCGTTCCGGCCTTTGCCTTGTTTAAGACTTTGACGACCTCCGCACCGGCGTTAATAAACCCGGCAGGGGAGTATTGAATCGCTGCGCTCGCAATGTTGCCGGGCACGTTTGTGAATGGCAGGATGAGATCGCCCACTCCGAAGCTGCCGCCGCGCTTGTCCTTAATGCTAAATACGTTCAGCGCTCTCCGCACGACACCCGTCGCCTGCGCGAGCTTTCCTTCGTTCTGGAACGTGCGTTCCCTTGCGGTTTCCTCCGCGCGGCCGTCAAGCGCGCCTTTTGCCACCTTGCCCTTGGCTTCCAGCGCGTCAATTCCGCGCTGCGCTTCCGCCTGAATGCCGCCTTTTTGCATCTGGTCAGACGTGACCATGGCATAGTTGCTGTATTTCTCCCACGTGGAGAGAAACCGTTCCAGAAAGTTCCCGGTCATCTTGAACGACCTGCTGCCGCCGGTTTCGTATTTGCCCTGTGCGTTGGAAACGCTTGCGTCAAGGCCGGTTTCAATGTACGACTTGAGCGTTGCCTCGCCCATGCCTTTTCGTTTTGCCTTGGAGAGATAGCTCTTGTCCGCGGCTACGGAGCGTGTGCCGGTGTATTTTGACAGCAGCATGTCCAGCCCGACGCCGATGTTGTTTGACACGGCCTCTACCGGGTCATACACCATATTGCCGACAAGGTTTCTGGCAGCCGTCGCCGGTTTCGAGAGCATGGACAGATAACGATAGGTTTTGATCTGTTCGAGCGTGGACGGTTTCGCGTAGTCATACGCAATGCCGCGCACCTGGCTTGCGGCAACGTCACGGAGAAACGCTTCGCCGCCCGGCAGTTTCTTTGCCTGCTCAAGCGCCTTTTCCATTGTCCTGCCCATCTTGTTTGACCACAGGCCGTTTGTGCGCCGCTCCGTACTCATGTCTTTGATAAGGTCAACCACGCCGTCCACGTCGCCTTTTTCGATGCTGCGCAGCTTCTCTGCGTTCTGGCTCACGCTGTCGAGAATCTTCTTGCGCTGCTCGTCCGACATTTTGCGCGTGCGCTCGCTGTCGTTCAGCAGTTGGATCGCGTCCGCTTCCATTAGCGCCGGGTCAGACGCGAGCTGCCGCCGCTGCCGCAGCGCCTGACCGGCTTCCGTGCCGTGCGCATCCCACTCTTTCATGAGCTTTGCCACTTCGGCGTAGGCATCCTTGCTTCCGCTCTCGCGCGCCTTGGCCACTTCTTTGACGATGATTTTGTGTGCAAGCACCGTGTCGGTATCGTCCCAGTCCTGCTTTTCGCCGAACAGGTCTGCCTTTTCACCCTCGTAGTCCGATTCAAAGCGCTCCTGCGCCTTCGCGTTTACCTCTTCGTCACGGTTGATCTTGTGCGTCCGGTCTTCCGGTCTCAGCCCTTCCATCGCGCGCTCGTCGTCGGTGAGAACGCCGTCGGTCGAGCGCGTCTGTGTCTGCGCCTCGGCATAGCCGAACTCCGCGGATTTTGCGCCCTGTCCTTCTGGAAGCATTTCCCGAATTTTGGTATTGACATTTTCATCCGCAGCGGGTATACTGTTCTCAACGGAAACGTTGCTGCGGGGGGGCACTTCGGGTGTAAGCTGCGGGCCGCTTTGCGGTATGTTCAGCATTCCGCCTTCGTTTCCGTTTTTATTTTTTGCGAGATATGCGGACACAACGCGCAGCTCGTGCGCGGCGGCGTCCGGAATGGCTTCCGCTGCGTAGTATGTCCCGTCGATTCTCTTTGAGTACAGGACAATTGGGGCAGGGCTTCCGTCCGCATTGCAAAATACGGCGCTGTGTTTTTGCTCCCCATTCTTATCGAGAACCGGCCGCACCTCGTCGTAGTTGTCCAGCACGTAGCTGATGCGCGCAATATCGTTTTCATTCGCCATGGAGTGATCGGCCTCGCCGTTCTTTCCGTGGCGTTTTTCAATATGCTGCAGGGCGTTGCCGTCGATGGAGTGCCTGTACCCCGTGGCGTCGATGCCAACCGTGCTTTTCAGGTCACTGACAGCGCGCTCCGACACTGTGTCCAGCCGCACGCGGGCTTTCTTCTTGTAGTCCGCGTTCTTCAGACCGTTCCACTTGTGGATAAATGCGAGCACGCGGTTGTCCACACTGTTCTGGTATTCCTGAATGCTTGCCTGCTGTTCCGGTGTGTGCTGCTCCGGGCCGGTGTCGACTGCTGTGCTCTTTGCCCGTTCTTCGTTCTTTGCGGTCTCCCCAGTGATGTTCTGCGTCAGCGCCACACGCTTGATCTGCGCGCGCTGGTCGGCCTTCGTTCCGGTCAGCGTTTCGCCGGTCTGGCGCTCAAACTCCGTGCGAAGCCCAGCGTCAGCGAGCACGCGGTTCGCCTCGCTGTTCGAGATAACGCCCGTTTTCAACAGCGCGCGCACAGTTGCCTGACTGTCTTCTGCCGGCGCGGCCTCTGCCTGTGCTTCTGCCGCGATCGTTTCCGCCTCTGCCGGTTTCGCGCTCGCTTCCGTGTTCACGCTTGCGGTCGCGTTTGCGGCCGGTTCTCCGGCGCGCAGAGCTGCATTTTTCTGCGCGTCAACACCCTTTACGATACCGGCCGCCGTGCCGAATGTGGACAGCGCCGCGCCAATCATGGCGTCATAGGCGGACTGCGCCAGCAGCTCCTTGCGCCCCTCGGCGGTCGTGTAGCTGCTCGCGGCGGATTTGCCGCTGTCGTAGATCGCACGGATCGCCGGTGTCAGCAGGTCGCTCACAGCTTCCTCGGCGCCCTCGCCGACGGCGTTGGTCAGCGCGCGCACGATGCTGCGCCCCGTGTCCGTCTTTGCAAGCTTTTGT